GTATTCGATGTGAATCGTGAAGTATTCCATAAGACAGCCGAAGTACTGCCGAAAGTAGCCAAATCAAGCGCAGCAGACAAACGAAGAATAGCAGTACTTGAAAAAGAGCTTGAACGAACAAGGGAGACTCTCCGCTGGACTAGAATAATCGAGCGACAGGAAGTAGAGCTAAAGTGTTCGTGTTTCCATTATCTCGTTAAAACGAAACAGTACGATAAATGGGAAGAATATAGAAGGACAGGGATAATTAAAAGATAATAGCCATGATTGAAATATTAATCGTGCTTGGTATCCTATATGTGGGCTACCTCATTTTCCGTAAAAAGGGAGAGAAGTTTTTCTATTAAAGTAAAATCTAAAAATTTAATTATATGAAGACAAATCAAATTATGGTTCGCCCGATGGGTGAATTCAAAGTAACACAACGAACTTGTGATGGCTTTTTCAATGCAACGGAATTGCTGAAACAGTGGAATTCACATGTTGATAATCAGCAAATTCTAAATACCCAGAAAAATGGGGTTTTAAAAAAGAAGGATTTGGATGACTATATGAATAATAGTTCAACATCTGATTCTATTGTCTAAAAATTAAATCAATATATTATGAATGAAATTAAAATCTTTCAGAATGAGCAATTCGGTCAGATCAGAATTGTTGTAAATGAAAACAATGAACCTCTTTTCTGTTTATTAGATCTTGTAACTCACTTGGTTTATCCAATAATAGAAAAGTTAAAAGTCAGTTAGACGATGACGTAACTTTGAGTTACCCCATCCTTGATAATTTAGGAAGGGAACAAGAAGCAACATTTGTAACCGAAGCTGGTATGTATACAGTAATATTGAGAAGTGATTCCCCGAAGGCAAAACCTATGCAAAAGTGGGTGACAAACGAAGTTTTGCCCTCAATCCGCAAGCATGGTGCATACATGACAAATGAAACATTGGAAAAGGCTTTAACGTCACCCGATTTTCTTATTCAGCTTGCAACTAATTTGAAAGAAGAAAAGCAAAAGCGTATCGAAGCGGAAAGTAAAATTCAACAAGATGCACCTAAAGTTCTTTTTGCCGATGCGGTCTCGACTTCCCAACGTTCTTGTTTGATAGCTGAATTAGCGAAGATACTACAACAGAATGGTGTGAATATCGGCCAAAATCGCTTGTTCTCATGGATGCGTGATAATGGATATCTCTGTCAGAAAGGACAATATTATAATCAACCTACACAAAAATCTATGGAATTAGGATTGTTTGAAATAAAACAAACAACAATAACCAAGCCAGATGGTTCGGTGTTGGTTACCACCACAACGAAGGTTACGGGAAAAGGACAAATCTATTTTGTGAATAAGTTTTTAGGAAAAGATGCCGCATAAACCAACGAGGCTACTTATCGGTAGCCCTAAAATAACTTTCAATTATGTATAAACATTTATATAACAAGCATGGCACGGAATAGAATGATTAAGCCAAAGTTTTGGGATGATACCAAAATAGGCCGCCTTACAAGGGATGCAAGACTTCTCTATATAGGCCTATGGAATTTCTCTGATGATATAGGAATCGTGATAGGTGATTCTGTTTGGCTAAAGTCTAAAATATTTCCGTATGACCAAATCCAAATTCAACAGTTTGAAAAATGGATGAACGAGCTTGTGATAAACGGATTTATATGTCTGCTTTCCTATAAGGGGGAAAGATTCATATATCTGCCAAATTTCACTCGGCATCAAGTAATCAACAAACCAAATTATGAGGATTTGAACATACCTAAATGCTTAATAGACAGAGTTAAAGAGAATATTCACTTATTAATCACGGAACAATCACGTAATACTACCGTATCATTCACGGAACAATACGTTACTAAAATAGAAGTAGAAAGAGAAGAAGAATATCCCCCTTATAATTCCCCCCAAGGGGAAGTCCCACCCCAGGAAAGCAATGAGAGTGATAAGATAAATTACAATGCTCTTATGGATACGTTCAACAAAATGTTTAGTGGGAAGCTCCCAGAGGTTACTACAATGACTGATAAGCGCAAGAAGGCTATAAGGGCAAGGGCAACCGAGCATGGGAAAGAGGGTATCATGACTGTTTTCAATAATGTTTCTCAATCGGCATTTCTTTTGGGGCATAATAACCAAAACTGGAGATGTGACTTTGATTGGATATTCAGACCGACAAATTTCATTAAAATTTTAGAAGGTAACTACAATGGAACAAGGATTAGTAAAAATCAACAAGATAGCGAGCAGCGAAAACGTGATTCAGTTCTTGCAGTCGCTACAACCGTTCGAGAAGCTGCCGCAAAAAAGAGAAAGGAGCTTGAAGCAGAGGGCATTATTGGACAAATACCCTGATCCGGCACAATTCATTCTTGATTATAACCCGGATTTGCAGTTTAAAATTGTCAGATGCAATGCTACACACGCAGATTTAGCTTTAAATCTTGAAATACCAAGTTTGGGGCTTTTGGCTTCTACTTATGGGGATGAAACGCCTTTAGAGTGGCTTAAAATTCAATTTGGAACGTTGAATGATTTTGCAGAGGTATCTACAAAGATAGCCAAGACTCAACTTGAGGAATTGGCTGCAATATTCCTTTCGGAGTATTATTATATCAATGCTGCTGAAATATGTTTTTTCATAGCTCGTTTTAAATCTGGTAAGTATGGGAGGTTTTATGGAGCCATTGATCCTATGAAGATAACAAGTGCTATGCTTGAATATATATCGGAAAGGAGAAAAGGAATTGATCGGCATGAACGTGAACAATATCGTTTACAGCGTCAAAAAGAAGTTGAAGAACGTGATAACAATAGTATATCTTATGTCGAATACCTTGAACAAGAAAAAAAACTTGTGGAAAGCGGAGATAAGGATGCTATTGAAAGAGCTTCTATCCGTGTTGGAAGTCCTTATATTGCTAAAACGTAATCAAACAATGAGAATACTCCTAAATATCCTCCTTCTCCTAGGAGTTAACATCTTATTTTATCTGGTAGTCTACGCAATATCAGACTACTTAATGGGTGTGATTAATTAAACAACGAATGATATGAATAAAACTCACGGTTCTTTATTTAGCGGGATTGGCGCTCCTGAACTTGCATCTGAATGGATGGGTTGGGAAAATGTTTTTCATTGCGAGATAAATGATTTTTGCCGTAGCTTTTTAGATAAACGATTTAAAAGTACAAGTTATGCAGATATTACCAAAACAGACTTTAATCTTTGGAGAAACCGAGTGGATATCCTTACAGGCGGTTTCCCCTGTCAAGATGCAAGTAAGGCAAAGCAGGCAGGAGGAAAGGGTCAGCTCGGCCTTGAAGGAGAAAGAACAGGATTGTGGTGGCACATGTGCCGGGCGGTTGATGAGATCCGACCTCTCTGGGTTGTCGCAGAAAATGTTGCCAATATCACAAGAGTTAACAACGGAAGAGACTTTGCAAAAATCCTCCATTCGCTTTCCAGATTGGGGTACAATGCGGAATGGAAGATTATGTACGCTTCAGACGCAGGTGCGCCCCAAAGAAGAGCTCGATGTTACTTGGTTGCTTACTCCGACGGCATCCGATTACCGGAGGGAGAATCTTTCTTCTCCAATGTATGCAAGACGATTGTCAAGGAGCGCAGGCTGTTTGCCGGAACAGCTTTATCGGTTGGGGTTACGTGGGCTGGTCAACCACCAGTTTGTAGCGTGGGTTATGGGCTTTCCGATAGATCATCTGAATTGTATGGCAAATCTCGATTAAAAGAAGAAGTATTTCATGCTTATGGAAATTCAATGTGCCCACAACTTGTGTATAATATTTTTAAGAGAATAGCAGAATTAGATAATTGATTAAACCTTGCAAGTTCTTGAATGATTATCAAGGATTTGCGTAAAACAATTAAAAAACGAGCCAATAACGGATGGGCCGGTAGGAATCCGGCAATTAAATAGATGTTCACCCATCATGAGGCTTTTAACGAATGAATATGAAAGAATGGATTCAACTTGATAATTTTAGCAAATATGAATTTTGCTTATCTCCTTTATCTGCCAGGTCGAAATTATCTGGAAAAGTATTTGATGGATTTGAATTAGATAAATATAACCGGAAAAAGGTATTTAGCTTTTATTCTGATGACGGAACCCGATTTGTTTCTACAGTTCAAAGAATGGTTTTTTGTGCTCAAAAGGGGATTGATCCTTTTATTTTAAAAGGACATGGTATTCTTACTTCTATTGGGGAAGATGGCGTTGTTTTAACGGATATGCCCGAAATACAAAAGAAATGTCATAAAAAAATATCAGAAGAAGAATTATTAAGGAGATACAGAGAGAGTTTGATGTTTACTTCAATGGTTATTTCTGCTTTTGAAAATGGAAATTTTTCCGATGTTGAAGATTTTTTATTATCTAAAAAGAATTTATTATCTAAATATATTTCGATAAAAAGACATATATCAGATAGAAAGGCAGATCGTATTGTTGAACTAAGCATATCAGAGTGTTTAATATCAATTAAAGATAAGAGATGTGCAGTGTGCTGTCCTGTAAGTTATATGATGGCTATTGCTTCACATATCGGTAATAATCGTAAAAAAGAAATTCAATATAAGGAGAGTTTATATGAATGAGGATAGACAACAGATGTTTAATCAATACTTGACTTACCTGTATGGTTCTACAGGGAAAAGTTATGACTATATCGGTAGATACATTAAGTATGTTAAAGATTTTTTGGAAGATACGCCAAATGTTACTAAAGCGGGTTATAAGAGTTATATAAAAAACAATTCTTGTAAAATAGTAAAGGAACCCTTGATGGCTGATGCTATTCGAGATTTCTTAAACTTTAAAGGGATTGGTTATAGCCGGAAAAGGAAAGAGGTTGTCGTAGATAAACCATTAGATAAATTGAGTGCCATTTCGGATAAAAATAAGAAGCTAATAAACGACTTTATTAGCAATTTGACTCAAGAGGAAGATTATTCTCCACATACATTACGTATCTATTCGGATTCGGTGAAAATTTTTTTTGAATATTGTAATGAGATAACTACGGAGAACTGCCGTCGTTTCATTAAGACTTTAGAAGAGGAAGGTAGGAAACCTTCAACTATCCGTTTACGAATTACCGCCTTGGAAAAGCTAGGTAAGTTTGTAAAAACTCCTATAGTTTTAAAGCGTCCTAAATATTATAAGAATCTTGATACTGACAATGTTCCTACTGAAGAGGAGTATAACAAACTTCTTTCTTATTTATATTCACGTCCTAATAAAGACAGATATTTTTTCATAAAGATATTAGGTACTACTGGTGCAAGAGTTTCTGAATTTGTTCAGTTTACATGGGAAGATATATTGGCTGGAGAAGTAACATTAAAGGGAAAAGGGAATAAATATCGTCGTTTCTTCTTTAGTAAGAATTTGCAGAAAGAAGTGAAAGAATATCTGAAAGAAAATCCTAGAACAGGAATAATCGCAGTTGGTAGGTTTGGTCGTATAAGTACAAGAGGGATAGCTCAATTGATAAAGGAATGGGGCAAAAAATGCGGGATCGATTTAAAGAAAATGCATCCTCATGCTTTCCGCCACTTCTTTGCAAAGATGTTTTTGAAGAAAAATAAGGATGTCATTCAGCTGGCTGATATTCTGGGGCATGGAAGCATTGATACAACGAGAATTTATTTACAGAAAAGTTATGAAGAGCAGAAAAAAGAATTTAATAGAAGCGTTACATGGTAGTGTAGCCCAGCTCAATGAATTGTCGGATATGACTGAAGGCATAGATGTTTATGATGCTGCCGGATATGTTGATACTGAATTTCTTATGGAAGCGCTTTCCTGTGTTAATACTTTCATGGATGCGAGTAATATGATCATTACGAAAATATCCTCACTGTTAGCGCCGGACGCTCCGGTTGATGAAAGGAAGAGCCAGGCTGATGAAGGTAAGAAATGGAATGTGGAAGAGATACTGAAGCATTGTACTCTTGAGGATAGTGTTCTTAAACTTCCGAAAGTACAATTCAATAAGAAATCCTATGCTGAAGCTAAAAAATGGATAGAAGAAGCTGGCGGCTCATGGCAGGGAGGTAAGATACAGGGATTCACATTTCCTTTTAATCCGGAACGTGTGTTCTCCATCTTGAAAGAAGGTAAGCGATGCGATTTGCAAAAAGATTTTCAGTTTTTTGAAACACCTGCTGATATTGCAGACTGGCTGGTAATGCTTGCCGGTGGAATTCATGAAACAGATACCGTACTTGAACCAAGTGCCGGACGCGGTGCTTTGGTAAAAGCGATTCATCGGTCGTGCCCGTCAGTAACAGTTGAATGCTATGAATTGATGCCTGAAAACAGGGAATTCCTTCATACACTTGATAACGTAATATTGCTTGATGAAGATTTTACGAAAGACAGTGTAGGGCATTACACTAAGATTATTGCTAATCCTCCATTTTGCGGTAATCAGGATATTGACCATGTAAGACTTATGTATGAACGCTTGGAAGAAGGTGGAATTCTTGCTGCTATAACTAGTCAGCATTGGAAATTCGCGTCTGAAAAGAAATGTGTTGAGTTCCGGGAATGGTTGGAAAAAGTTCATGGAGAAGTTTTTAAAATCGGAGCCGGTAAATTCAGGGAAAGCGGAACGGCTGTTAGTACTATGGCGGTTGTAATAAAGAAATAATTAAAAACAGAACAGAAATGAAAGAAATAGAACTATATAATGACCATTTCCAGAATTATAAAGTCTATGGCATTCCTAAGGCTCAACTAATTATAGCTGATGTCCCTTACAATTTAGGCAATAGTGCTTATGCTTCTAACCCTTCATGGTATGTGGACGGAGATAACAAGAACGGGGAAAGCGAATTAGCCGGCAAACAATTCTTTGATACCGATAAAGATTTTCGCCCTGCCGAGTTTATGCACTTCTGCTCCCAAATGCTTGTAAAGGAACCCAAGGAAAAAGGCAAGGCGCCTTGCATGATAATATTTTGTGAATTTGAAGACCAGTTCCGGTATATTGAACTGGGTAAAAGATATGGGCTGAATAATTACATCAATCTTGTATTCAGAAAGAACTTTTCAGCGCAAGTCTTGAAAGCCAATATGAAGATAGTCGGCAATTGTGAATATGGATTGTTGCTTTACCGCGATAAACTTCCAAAGTTTAACAACGATGGTCGGATGATCTTCAATTGCTTTGATTGGGTGGTGGACAATGAAACTCCGAAGGTTCATAGCACGCAAAAACCGGTTCCTTTGCTTCGTAGACTGATAGAGATATTCACCGACAAAGGTGATGTCGTTATTGATCCATGTGCCGGAAGCGGTTCTACCTTATTAGCTGCTGCCCAGTTGGGACGCAGGGCATACGGATTTGAGATTAAAAAAAAGTTCTTTGCTGATGCGAATAAATTTGTGTTATCACGTATCCAGCAATCGCTATTTGTGTAATTTAAATAAAAAAGAAATGAAGAATATAGAAAAAAGCCGTACAAGTTTAAAACAAGTACGGCAGTCCAAAAGATTGCAACCATTGCGAGTACTACAATGGTTAAATGTCAAGGAAGTTAGCGTCAAAAAGCGAAATTAATCCGCATTTAGGTCATCTAACGGCAATAACAGGCCATGAATTAATTGGTGGAATGACTCATGTTGCAATCAGAAAATGAAGTATAACGAACTCCGTGAAAAAATGCACGGGAAGAAATATTAATCTAATAAACCATAATATGAAACAGACATTAGAAGCAGCAGCATACGACTATGCTACTAATAAAACAAAGTTTAGAAAAGAGGTTTTAAAGGAGGTTGATCCAGATAACTATGTTAGTCGGAAATCTGATTGTATGGAAGATTTTCAATGTGGTGCAGAATGGCACGCAAAGCAATCTCCTTGGATAAGTGTGAAAGAGAAGGCTGGTTGCGATTCATCGAATGATTGTATTGTAATGAATACTGATGGTGAGGTATTCAGGGCATATTTTTCACATGAAAATAAATGGCTGAAATATAGTTGTGGACGGTATGACGAAGTGATAGAAGACGTCACTCACTGGATGCCTATTCCTTCTTTCGATGAGATACTCGAAGCCAACAGAGATGTACTAGAGCGGATTAAAGAGAAAGGAGATTAATATGGAAATAACTAAGGTAACAATTAAAAACAAAAAATGATTTAATCATGACTCGCAATCAATTTATTCATTACTCTTATCGGCATAGCGAAATCATTATCTATCACCAAAGGCATCCTGATGTTGATATAGAGTGTATGCTGATTGGCGTTGATTTTGACAATGAATTGTTTCACCTTACTCCAATAGATCAATATTTATATAAAGATAGATCGTATTGGCTTCCTTATACATCGTGCGACAAACAGTTTAAGAAGCCTAAGATGAAAGTAGTAAGGGGTGATAGAACAATAGTAACAAAGTAGTTAAACGAATAACAATGAGTATATTATCAGACGAATGGTGTTGCATGAATTGTGTACACCAAGAAGAATGTTTATTGGACGATCCAGAGTTGAACTTATTAGGATATTGTATGCAATACGAAGACGAAGAATGGGAGGATTAACTATGCCAACAATACTAAAAGAAACTTATCCAACAGCTAAGAAAGAACATGTGTGTGAGTTTTGCGCCTGCAAGATAAAGCTGGGACAAAAGTATGTCCGTCAAACAAATGTTTATGACGGAGTTGTGGATGACTTCATCACACATCAAGAGTGTAAGGAAGTTGCCCGTGAATTGAGAATGTACGATGATTGTGGCGATGAAGGTTTAGACGGCGAATCTTTTCGCGAATATCTAAGTGAATACGTTAATGTCAATCATTACGATGATGAAGTGGATGATATCTGTGCTGATTGGGATTTGCCTTACTATGAGATAGCGAAGAAAGTATTGAAAGAACTTAAAAAAGAATGACAATGAGAAAGTATAGAATATCCATATACGGTTTGTTTGGCCACATATTTGATGTGGAAATGAAAATGTGGTATGGTTGGATCGTGATAAAGAGATTTAAGGCAGATGTAAGCGATGTGAATAGAATGATAGATAATATCATTTATTGCAATATGTTAGCTGAGGAACTTTTGGAAAAATTGAAGGAAGACTAACTATGGATTACTTATTAAAAGTGCTATTTTCAATAGCAATAACAATGATATTTGTACAATTAGGACTAACAATTGCATTACAATGGGATAAAGAATCTAGGAATAGCCAAAAGCTAAACAATGTTGTAAAAACATTCGGTGCTTTTACATTAGGAGCAATCGGATTGTCCTTTCTTGTGTTAATTCTTAAAGTTATATGGATTGATTAAATTAGCAAATTATGGGATTTACTACACGGTGCTTTATACGAAAAAATACACCGGAATTGCGGAAGAAGTTGGAAAAGTTGGGATATTATTTGCATCCTGAATGTATAGACGATGATAGAGGGAATTATCTATTTGTAAATAGAGAATATTATTTAAACAGACCTTTAGGGTATTTGGAAGAACTATCTCGTTCTATTGATTGTGGAGATAACGAGGAGCTTTTCTTGTCTATCGCTTCACTCAGGGATGATACAGACAAGTATCAATGGTTTATAATGGATGTAGAAATATATGTTTATATTCCTAAAGGTACTTGGTTTCAATCTACAGATCGTAACGGAGGAAGGCATGTTGGAACTCAGATAGAATCACTTTATTGTCACAAGGCTACCGTAGAAGAGCTAATCGAACACTTTAAAGAGAAGGGGGTGAATCATGGATAGCGTACAGACACAGACCATTTCTATCAAGGGAAATGATGATGCTGTGGCATATATTGATTTTTGTGATGGAGATTTGTGTGTCTCTGTTGTGGTAGAGGGCAAACAGGCAGACTTTCACTTTGAACCTATTACTTTGAAGATGTTTGCCTATGCTTATAAGTTGCATTGTGAAGATTTAAATAAGGAGGAATAACTATGACCGAAGAATCTGTAACATTAGAGACAGCAAAGATGCTGAGAGAGAAAGGCTTTAATGAGCCATGTATGATTGCTATTAATATTGAAGATAGTAGACAATATGGTACCAATAGAACAAATAGCGGGTTACCAATAAAATTATGTTCCCAACCTACTCAACCCGTTGCCCAAAAATGGCTACGTGAAACCAAGAACCTGCATATTTCCATCATTAGAAACGCTTGCGGTTATGGCTATGATATATGCAAAGCTGACAATGGCACTCATATAACCGATGGAATATTTGACGGTCCTAACGATGGCGGTCAGTGGGACACCTATGAAGAAGCATTGGAAGTCGGAATACAAGAAGCGTTAAAACTAGTGGAGGAGGAATAGCCATGCCAATAAGCGAAACAGCAGAATTAATACTTAAAATAGCGTTATTCATCCTCAATGCCACAACCGTTGCCATTGTTGTAATTTTGATAAGCAAATGGCACAGACGCATGGAGGACAAGCTGAATGGCATCAAAAGTTATATTCAGCACGTAACGGATCGCAATGACATCGTATACATCAATCAGCTTGAAGAGATAAAAAGAATACTGATAGAGTCTGAACGTTACGAAGATGCAGCCAAGATAAGCAAGTGCATTGAGGATGAATACAGTAATCTTAAAAGAAAAATAGAAGACGGAGAATAAATAATTGATCCTTTAAAATGATTATGAAGCAAGAGATAAACAGCAACC